GAAAACACTTTATAATGGATTGAAAGTTGGTTAGTGAAGTATTATACTTTGATGATGTTCTTGATGTTTGTTTGATACCGAAAAATTGTTCGTCATCACTCAAGATTATGTGGTCACATCTAAATGGCGTTGAGAGTAGAAAAGTCACTTCGGATTGGTATGACCTAACCGTGCAGAACTCTATGGTATCAACAGAGTTTCGAGATGTAAAAAGAATAACAATAAAGAGAGACCCGATAAAAAGATATTTAAGTGCAGTGAATTTTTCAATAAACTTTTATGGTTTTATGAATGAGAGATACAAACAAGACATTCCAGATTGGANTNNATGGGATATAGGACGGATTATCAATGGTGGAAAATACTGGCCATATAGACCAGAGTTTCGTTCTCAGTATGAATGTGCTGGTGATTTGAGTCAATATGATAAGGTCTTTGACTTCGAGAACTTTGAGGAATGTGTGACATTTATTGAAAATGANATTGATTGTGAACTCGATAGAGTAAANGCCACAGTATCAAAACCGATTTGGACAGAGAAAGATTTGACTTTACAGATGGTAGCTGATATACAAAAGATATACAAAAAGGATTATGACAACGGTTGGTGTTGAAATCTTATAAATAGAAGTAAATATATTCGTATCAATGGGAAACGACATGTTAAGATTTAAGACATTTCTTTCTGAAAAGGCATTCAATGTAGGGCATTCATCATCCGATGATGCCGATATTCAGAAATTAATATCATATCTACAGGATGGTCAAAAAGACCAACTCGTTATGGTGTCTACTGGTGACCTAAAGAAATATAAAATTAAACGTGCNTTCCAAGATGATGCGGCTGATATCCGTAAGTTTGTAAAGGATAACGGATTGAAAGTTCCGTTTGCGTCATCCATGTTTGGTGACGGTTCTATAGGTGAAGGTGGTAAGAAAGTTCCTACCGAAGTTCAAGAGATGATGACTGCGTGTCTGGTTCTCTTAAAATACAAGGGTGGTTCTTCACTTACCGAAGAAGAAGCGGTTNACCTCATNGAACANGTCNAAGNANATTTATTCNNANGTNGATGGTTCAGACCGCAGACCCGANTTNTTAGATTTCTTTCAAGGCAACTTTGATGACCTCGCAACCGCAATATCTGCCGCAAACTACATCCTTGATGAAGTAGGAACTGCATCCAAAATCTACTGGACTGGTAAAGGTTGGGATAAAGACATTGCGAAGTTCAACCCTAAACTGGGTCGCATCAAAGACTACAACTCATCCGACATCGTGGTCAAATCAAGTTCGGGTAAGTTCTATGGATACTCTCTCAAGAAGAAGGGTTCAGTTAAATCCCCTGACCCTACACTCATCAACAAACCTATCACTGGTAAGGAAAGTGTATTACAGGACATTGTGGGTGCGGATACAATTTTGATTGAGAATGCAAAGAAGATATTCTTTGAAAGAGTTCTCATGGATAAGTTAAAGTTATCAAAACAAGATATTCGTAAGATGAAGCCTGCGGAATATACCAAAGCAATCAATAAGATTCCTGTCAAGGTTTGGGGTCAAGAACTCAAAAAACCTACAAATATTTTCTTCAAGAAAGTATTCGATGTTATAAAGTCTCACGATAAAAGCTTTGTTGAGAAGTTCCTCGAACTTGTATTCAGAACAAAACTAGACGACACATTAAACGCAGAAGAGTTTCAATTTACTCTATTGACGGGTATTGGTAGATTTGTTCGTGGTAAGATAGAGGTTGAAGAAGCAGACGCACAAGAACTAAGTAACATCGTAACCGCACTTCAAGACTTGTATAATAGTAACCTTGAAGTNAAAAAGACTTCTGGTAAGATAGGTGCTTGGGAGAAAGGTGCAGGTGCGGCTAAAGTGTTCCTGACAATTTATTCTGATGGTTCACCTATCCTTGATATTGAAGTAAGATACAAAGGTAGTTACTCCGCAAACCCACAGTTTCAGGCAACAGCAACAGCAGACTTTAAGAAGATATTCAAGAAATGAACTTTGCAGACTTCATAACAGAACAGAAGAACACTCACATGACTCATATCGAGGACAAGGTTCTCTATGGTGGTGTGAACGGAACTCGTCAGGGCAATCAACGCATTGCGTGAGTTGCGTGATATGTTAGGTGGTAAGTCTAAAAGTAAACTGTCTACCAAGTGGGATGGTGCGCCTGCAATCTTCTGTGGTCAAGACCCTCGTGATGGTGAGTTCTTCGTTGCGAAGAAGGGTATCTTTGCCAAGAACCCAAAGGTCTATAAGACTGACACAGAGATTGATACGGATATGTCTGGTGACCTCGCAGACAAGATGAAGGCTGCGTTGAGGTATCTTCCTGAACTTGGTATTAAGGGTGTTATTCAAGGAGACTTCTTGTTCTCAAAGGGAGATGTTGAGACTAAGAAAATCGATGGAGAGAAATACACGACCTTTCACCCCAATACAATCATATACGCAGTCCCATATGAACAGGCGGATACAATACGCAAGGCACAGATTGGTATCGTCTGGCACACAACCTATACAGGTAAAGACTTTGAGTCGATGAAAGCGAAGTATGGTGTTGATGTATCTAAGTTCAAGTCATCCAAGAATGTTTACTCTGCTGATGCGATGTTGCGTGATGTCGGTGGTGCGACTATGGATGACAAAGAGACTGCCGAAGTTACCAAGAACCTGTCAACGGCTGGTAAGATATTCAATAAGATTGCTGGTTCGACACTGAGAGAGTTAGAGAATAATCAAGAACTCGCACAACTCATTGAACAATACAATAACACCTTCGTGCGTGAAGGACAGATGATTCCAGATAGTCGCAGACATGTGAACGGACTTATCAAATGGATTGAAAACAAGTTCGCAAAAGAGATAGAGAAACGAAAGTCTGAGAAGGGTAAAGCGACTCAACAACAGAAGTTAGATGACATTCTCACCTTCTTTTCGAATAAGAACAAGAAGTCGCTGGTCAATATGTTTGATTTACAGAAAAATATTGTATTAGCAAAACTAAAACTTATAAATAAACTTAATAGTATACAAAACTATGACGCTTTTTGTAAAAACCACGTAAGGGTTACAAGACTACAGGTGCGGAAGGTTTTGTTGCGATTGACAAATTAGGTGGTGATGCGGTCAAGTTGGTTGACCGCCTTGAATTTTCGTATAACAACTTCAGTCCTGATGTGCTGAAGGGATGGGGATAAACCAAAGAGGTAGACCAAATGCCAAGACCATTAGGTTTTAAAGACTTTCTTTCTGTTGACTACACTCAAACTGGGGATGGTCAACTAGCAAAGAATGCCAAGAGACGTAAAGACATAGGCCCAGCAGGTTCTAATGCCGAATACTCGTCTACAAACTCTCCTTCAAAATCCGAAGCATTGACTGTTCAACAACGTCTGGCGAAGTCTCGTCAAATGAAAAAGATGAAGTCAAAGATTGCTATGGGTCGTAAACGTGCTGAACGTAAAGTCGCATCCATTGATGTTCTCAAGAAAAGAGCGCAGAAACAAGCCCGAAACTTCTTTGCTAAGAAAATTACCAAAGGTCAGGACAAGGGTGAACTCGGCATGGCTCGTAGAGCGGATATTGAGAAACGTCTAGATAAGATGAAACCAAAGATTGATAAACTTGCGAGGAAGATGCTTCCAAAGATTCGTAAGGCGGAAATTGAAAAGAAAAAAAGGCGGCGGTAGTGGAAATTAAGAACTTCAAATCGTATCTGGTTGAAGCGGAACGTGAGGTATTCTTTACTTTTGGTAGAATGAATCCTCCGACAATTGGTCATGGTAAAGTTATTGATACGATTGTCCAGAAGGCTGGCTGGCGCAGACTACAAGATTTTTGTCTCACAGACAACAGGCCCCAAAGACCCATTATCTTATTCTGATAAAATCAAAACTCTTCGTAAGATGTTTCCCAAACATGGTCGAAATATTATTGCCGATAAAAAGATTCGTAATGTCTTTGACATTGCGGCAAAACTCTATGACANGGGTTATAAGAAAATCACGATGGTTGTCGGTCAAGACCGTCTTCGTGAGTTCGAGATTCTGTTAGGTAAATACAACGGCAAGAGAGCCAAACACGGTTTCTATAACTTCGAGTCAATCAATGTTGTCTCTGCTGGTCAACGTGACCCTGACGCAGAAGGTGTTGAAGGTATGTCTGCGTCCAAGCAACGTGCCTCAGCCAAAGACAATGACTATGCGGCATTCGCACAGGGTGTTCCCAAAGGATTCTCTGACAAAGACACTCGCANACTCTTTAACAAAGTTCGAGCAGGACTTGGTATCAAAGAAGAACGTTCATTCAAACGTCATATCGATTTAGGTAAACTAGGACGATACTCGTGAGGCATATGTCTCAGGTGATTTGTTTGAAATCGGTGATGATGTTGTTATCAAAGAAAGCGGAGAAGTTGGTATCGTCTCTATGCTTGGTGCGAACTATGTGATTGTGGAGATAAACGAAAAGAGATATCGTAAGTGGTTGGATGATGTAGAACTGGTCGAGAAGAAAGCTCCTCAAGACCCTGAGATTGGTAAAGATGTCAAGGGAACTCAACCCAAGAAGTATTACGCAAAGGATGCCGAAGGTGATGAGATGTCACAGGCAACCAAAAAGAAACGTGCCGCACATTTCAAAAGAGGTGCGTCTAAAGATGATGATGACCCCTCTGCGTATAAACCAGCGCCTGGCGATAAGGGAGCAGAGACCAAACCTTCTAAATATACCAAANCATTTAAGAAAATGTTCGATGAGAATGTAGACGAAAAAATAGGTAGCACTGGTGCGTTTGGCACGAAGTCTGCGACAGGAGTGATGAGTCCAGCCTTGGATAAAGCATTAGATAAGATTGTAAACAAAAAGAAATATCAGAAGGCAGTTCGATTATATCTTGATTGGAGACGTAAGAATCCAAACGCAGGAGAATCAGGTGCGTATGATTTTCTGAGACATGACCTTGGTGTTGAGTCTCCAAGACAAGTTCTACAATATATGAATCAGATGATAAAGAAAGGTCTTCTTCCAAAACATCTTGAGTTGAAGGCTGAGACTGACCCAGAGATTGTAAAAATAAGAACTGATTATAAAGATGATAAAGAAGACTTGAAAAAACAATACCGTTCGACTCTCGACAAAGCAAGAGATGCAAGACGACTTGCAAGAGCGCAACAAAAAAACAGAGAAACTCGACCATGATTAAGTTTAGTCAATACATCACAGAAGCAGACAAAGCACTTCAGAAGAAGGCAGACAAGTCTGGTATTTCATACGGGACACTGAAGAAGGTCTTTGACCGTGGTGTTGCCGCATGGAGAGGTGGTCACAGGCCAGGCACTACTCCATCACAGTGGGGGTATGCACGAGTAAACGCATTTATTGTAAAGAAGAAAAAAGGTGGTCTCAACCACGATAAGGATTTAGCGTAAGGATTTAGCATAATGAAAACTTTAAGAGAACTCAGAGAAAAAACACTCACTCCTGCTGAGAAAAAGAAACGGGAAGAGATTGCCAAGGCAATGGAGAAAGAAAATCCTGATATGCCTATGGATAAGAAGATGGCNATTGCNACTGCCACNGCAAAACGTGTNGCAGANAAGAAAACTGTTCGTCAGTTGCTTGACCCGAAAGAAAGAAGTTATGGTCGTCAAGATGATGGGTAAACGACACAAAGTTATCGTCATTGACAAATCAAAAGAAAAAGAGTATCTCTCAAAGGGTTGGATGCTTGCCGAAGAAACACAACTTGACGAAGATGGTCACGATGATGTGGCCTCAATGAAAAATAAAGTTAAGATTGCGATGTCTGCGTTACAGAAAATGCAAACAGAACTTGGTAAACTACAGGATGGTGACTCACTCCCCTCTTGGTGGACAAACAAAGTCGCAGTCGCAGTTGATAAACTTGATGGTATGGCAGACTATATTGATACTCAAGTAGAATCCATTCAAGAAGCAACCGATTTATATAATAAAGGTGGTATACAAATAGTAAGGTTTTCGGCAGGTAAAGGCAAATTAGGGGTTGAGATAAATGTCAAAAAAGGCAATAGTCCAAGCGAAATTGGTGGTCAAATTGTCTTATCTGATACTCAGTTCAAAAATCTTCAAAGAGCATTACCTAAAATTAATCTTAAACAAGGTTTGGGTGAAGCAACCGATTTATATAATGTAGAACTTGATGAAACAGCAGGTATGTATCTTCATATCAAAGGTATGAGAACCGCTGCGGCACATGCTAAGAAAGATGGTGCTGACCTTAAAGATAAAGATTTGATGAGGAAGTATCATACTTATCATATGAAGAAAAACAATCGTATGACACACTTTACAACCAATTCCGATGGTAGTCGTTCTTTTAACAGTATAGGTGATGGCACAAAGATTGAGCCAAAGCACTATAAAGATATTTCAAGAAAAATGAAGGTATTGAAGAAGCAGTCAAGACGACTCATGTAGTTGTTGATACTGCTGATGGTAACAAGGTTGTCGCAACTGCATCATCCGAACAAGGTGCGAAGTCTTCGATTGTTTCTGCTGAACGCCCACCGATGAATATCAAGAAACAAGAGAACTCTAAAGATTGTAAAGTTGAAAAGACCTGTCGGTGACAAACAAGTAGACCGTATGGTTGGTTATCCTCTGAAAGAAGCAGTCTCTCCTGCACAACAAGCAGCGATTGCNATCTCCAAGAAAGAACGTGGTGAGAAACCTAAGAATGAGGCAAGTGCCGCTGCTGATGCGAGAAGAGCTATGAAGTCTCGTGGTGCAACCAAAGGTATGGCAACCACGAAGAAAGACAAAGACACTGAAGCAACCGATGATGACCGTAAGGCCGCATCTAAAAATATAATCATGCAGTTGCGTAAAGCGGCTGACTTACCAACAGGAGCAGAAGTTGATTTTAACAGAGGAANNGGAAAAGTATCTAGAGACCAAGCGAAAGCGGCATTGGCACGTTTTGATGCTTTATCAAAACCGAATGAAAAAGAGAGATTCCAAAAGAGCATTAGGTCTCTCTCAGACATCAAAAAAATCTTAGGTAGATAAATGGCACAGTATTCCGTCAATCGTCAGGCACATTATAATCCAAGTAATGCAGACTTGCATGAAGTAATGATGCTTTCTGATAAGGATGGTAATATCATTAACTCGTTTGGGTCAGCCTCAAACATTCCCATTGCGGCTGGAGAGGTTGCTGGATACTCACATATCAATAAATTTGGTTACACAGGAACAGACCATAACAGCACTGAGACTGTATGGGATGCGAACGGAACAACCTCCATATATCCATATCCCGCCGCTGGAACAATTTCTGTAGCAGGTGCAACATCTGCTGATGATGGTAAGACGATTGAAATTCAAGGTCTTGATGATAGTTATAATCCTGTCATCGAGACACTTACAGTTGGTAGTGGAACATCATCCGCCACATACTCTCGTGTATTTCGTGCGAGGATGGTATCTGCAACCAATACAGTTTTAATTACAGTCAATCAAGGCGGTTCTTTGGCGGCTCAGATTCTTGCAGGGAATGGTCAAACACTTATGGCTGTATATACAATTCCTGCTGGCAAAACTGGATATCTTTTAAAATTTCAGGCAAGTATGGATAAACAAAATGTTGATGTGAAATTCAAATTATTTGCGAGAAACTTCGGCGAAGCATTTAACTTAAAAGGTCAGTGGGGAACGCAGGGCGGTAACAATGTCAACTATGATTATCCTGTTCCTTTAGTTTTCGCTGAAAAAAACAGACATTCGAGTAGATGCCGTAAATAGTGGTAACTGTGGTAATGGTGCGCTCTTTGATATCATATTAGTGGATAANGAATAATGAAAAGNTTTANCGAACACACAGACTGNGGAACATCGGAGTGTTGTGGCACTTGTTCTTCTCTTATTGAAAACAANATTTATCGTGTTGGGTCAGAGA